TTTAACTTGTGCTGTTAAAGGTACGGTTAACCAAATTGGTAATGTAACAGGTGCCGCTGGTACATTTGCTGGAATGTTGATCAAAGGTGAAGGCCGTATAAGTTCTTATACCAAAGTTCTTAACAATCAAGTTATATCACAGCTACCTATTTTTGGTAAAGTACTAGGCACAGTAGGCGGAGCAGTATCCGGTTCTATTGAAGCATTTGAACGATGGAACAAATCTTTAATGTCCTTGACTTCTGTTGGGGCAACTTTTAATAACAGTATACTTGAAATGATGAGTGCTTCTACTTTGACATACATGTCACTAGATGACTTTTCAAAAATGGTTGCTCAAAATAGTACAAAATTAAGAGCTTTTGGAGAAACTATAACACTTGGTACTCATGCTTTTGCTAAAGTATCAGATGCCGCACTTAATGGAAGTGGCCAAGCAAGAAGCAGTTTAATAAGTTTAGGTTATACTATTCCTCAGATTAATCAGTCGTTGATTAACTTTATGGATCTAAACTATAGAGGATCAAGGATTAACGACTTTACAGCAAAAGGTGTTGCTGATTCGTTTGTTGGTTATCAATCACAATTACATACTCTTACTACATTAACTGGAAAAAGAGTAGATCAAATAGAAGCCGAACTTGCTAGTGCTAGTACCGATGCCGCTTATCAGTTACAGATAGCAAAATATAGTAACGACAGTAGAACAGAAATGAGTCTACAATTAGCTAACTTTACACAAATTCACGGCGAGGCAGGAGCAAAATTATTTAGAGCAAGAACATTAGGGCTAATGGCTCAGGGAGAAGATATTGCTACACTGCTGATGATGTATCCTAATCTAGTAAGTCAAATGGACAATGCTATTTACATGGCAAAAAATAATGCTCAAAAAGGAGCGTTATTAGATGAAAGAATGATTGATACTAGAACAGAGCTAATTTACAATGCTTCAAAAGGTTTGAAAGAGTTTGATATACTATTAAAGGCAGCCGCTTCAGGCGATAAAGATCTACAAAGTCTTCTAGGACTAAATGCTGAAACTGCAGCTTTGGTTGCTAAACTGGGTGTAGGTACAACTATAAAAAATAAAGAACAACTTAGATCTGCGATAAAAAGAAATTATCTAGAAATGAAAGAAAAAGAAACGTTTACAGAAAGCATGAGAGCATTTCAAGCGGCTATCCTGGAGTTTAAACGTGGATTTTTTATGGCTTTGATAGGTACAAGAGAATCACCAGGTCCACTGTGGGAATTTTCCATAGCTATGGAAGGCGAAGAACTGCCTAAAAAAATTAGAGAACTAGGTGTTTCAATGGGTCAGTTCGCTTATGACGCAGTTCCAAAAATGATAATGTTCTTTGCTAGATTTGGAACAAAAGAAGGGCGAGATTTATATTGGTTAGAACTGAAAAAAGTTTTTGATAAAGCAAAAGCTATTTTAGCTTTTACATTTACTAATGCGATGTCTAAGGAAAAATTAGACCCAGGGATATTAGATAAAATGTTGACTCATGTCGATCAGAAATATGATCCTCAAATTAAAAAGGCACGAGATCTAGCTGATTATGCTACTGTAAACATGATGGGAGGTGATAACGTACCAAAGTCCAACCAATTGTTTAAAAACTTCTCAGGCGGAGACAGTCAAAAAGAAAGAGCCTTGATGGTCTATACTGCGTTTATTAATCAAGGTGCGCCACCTAGTCTAGCCAAAGTTCTTACTGCTGAAGTGTTTAGAGAAAATAGTCTTAGATCTAATTTAATGCTAGGTCAGCATACAGATCCTAAAAACCAAGAAACTAACATCGGGATGTTCAGCTATCAAAAAGATAGAGCAAAAGCATTTAAAGAGTTTATGGGAGATGATCTAAACTCCCCTCTATCTCAGGCACACATTAACAAACAAGCACAATTTGCCATGATGGAAATGCTTCAAATGCTTGGTCCGGACTTCTTGAAAACAGCAAGTGAAATGTCACAGGCTGAACTTCATCAAGTAATTGGCAACGAGTATATAAAATGGGCTATAAACAATCCTAAATACCGTGACAAAGGAATGCTAAATCTAGCAACAGGTCATAGAATCATTGATGAAGCGATTAAAGAGTATTCTCTAATACCAGAAGGACGCAGAAGCGGTAATCTAGGAACAATGAACACACTGCTTAATAACTTTGGTGGTGGAACTGAAATTGAAACACACGGAAATGAAGTTATTCAAACTGCTAGTGAATTTGTAAATGACATGACAATGTCTGCTAGTGAATCTGGAGCGGCTGTGTCTGAATTAAATCAAAATTTAATGACATTGATTAGTTTATCAAAAGAACGAATTGAAGTAGCAAACAGACTTTTAGATAAATCTGCTAGAAAATCAAATAACTTGTTTGCTATAGCAGGAGCAGGAGCATAACATGGCTGACTCAGTAAAGTTTATACATGATGCTCTAGGACAAAGCGAAATTCGCAACATGGCCACTGAAGCAACTTTAAAAGAGTTGCTAGAAGTAATTGGTGGTCCACAAGGTTCAAACAGATCAAGATCAAACAGTTTATATTCTTTAAAAAATGTTTTTACTGGATTTAAAAATAAAGCTCAACAACTAGAACGCGGAATGAAAAATGTTGTAAGACCATTTAGTGGTTTTATTTCATTACTTGCTAAAAATGAAACGGCAATGAGTGCTTTTGGTACTCATTTAAATGAATCAGTAATTAAAAAATTACCTTGGGTTGGAGGAATCATAGGTAGTTTAGGCGATGTTGTTATTTCAGGTGTGGGTGTTTTAGAAGGATGGGAAAGACAATCTAAAAAATTAGTTCCAGCAGGAGCTACATTTAATCAAAGTATTATTGAAATGGTTCAAGTAGCAAGTCAAGCAAGAATGGGTTTAGATGAGCTACAAAATGTAATTGGTGCTAATATTACTGAACTAAATGCGCTTGGAGCTACAACAAATTCAGGTATTCGAAAGTTTGGAGAGTTTGCTGATTTTATTTCTACTGGTACTGAATCAGCAAGAACATCATTGCTTAAGATGGGCTATAATACAGAAGAAATTAATTCTGCAGCCATTAATTTTCTATACCTAACCCAAAGAGGTGCTAATAGAACACTTGAAATTAATAAAACTACTCAAAATGATTTTCTAGTATACACAAAAACTGTAGATACATTCCAACGATTAATGGGAGACAGTTTACAAAGCAAAAACACTGGCGCTCAAAAAATTCTAAGAAATGCTATTGTAATGTTAGAAATGAACAAATTAAGCCCACAACAAGCTGCAAAAATGGCCATGGCGGCACAGATGGCGGCACTAACATTTGATGAAGGAATCGCAGACGCTTTTAACGCAACACTATTTGGCCTTGCTGTTACTAACGATGCTGGTTTTGCTTTTGAAAAAATGTTACCGGGTGTTAGAGATGCTCTTGATGCTTTGATGGCGGGTGCTAGAGATCCAGATGTGGGCATAGATGAATATAGAAATATGACCTTTGATTTATTTGGTAATATTATAGCAGGTGCTGACAATCAATTAAAAACACTGGATGGTTTAATTAGAGGTATGTCAGTTATGCCGGGAATGCATGCTAACGAATACGAAGCACTGCGAAGAGTATCTGAAATAGTTATTCAAAAAAATCTATCAGGCAAAACACCTAAAGAACTATCAGATATGCTAAAAGACGCATATAAAAATTTAGAAAACACTGAAACTATCACAGAAGCAATACGTGCGATGTTAGAAGCAGTAACAAATTTTAAAATGGGTTTTGTAAAAGGATTTACAGATCCTAACAGTGGATTAATATCAGTTTCAAAACAATTAGATGCTCAAGAACTTGGAAAGAAGTTTGCAAAACTAAGCACGATGTTAATTGAATTTTCAAAAACAGCATGGCAAGATCTTCAAGACTTTTGGAGTTATTTAGGTACTGGCGAAGGAAGAGCGCATATGATTGAGTACTTCACATCTTGGGGGAAATTTGTTGCTGGACGAGCATATCTTTACGCAAAATCAGCCGCTTCAACAATACTTGGATTTGCCGTTAGGAGTTTACCGGGCGGCGACACGACTATAGATTTCATAAAACAACTCGACGCTGGTATGAAAAGAACAATGGGGTTCGGCCTAGGGTTTTTATACTATTCTGATACTGAAGAAGATATGGAGTATGCTCAAAATATGTTTAATTTTGAAACTGGTACAGCAAAGCCTACACCAACAGTAGATCCATCAACTGCTTCTAACTATGGTGGCGGCAGCGCAGATATTAATAAAGCTCCTTTTTCTTCGACAATGCTTACAATGAACAAAACACAAGCTGAACAAATTGGTATGAAAGCTGGTACTTATTATTATGATAAAAATTTAAAAGTATGGAGATCAAGGGCCAACTACGGACTGGCTAACGCCGAACCCGATCCTTTTGGCGGTATTCACCCCAGTTCGATTGCCACCGCTAAAAATAATCCGGATGTTAGTTTGGCAAATTCAGCTCAGTTAACAAATCTATGGCAAAAAACTGCTACAGCGTCAGGAGACAATAGAAGAGGCCTAGTTACCGCTATAAGCGGTAAGTCAGCATTTATAAATCAAAAACACGTTGGTTTTTATGGAGAGATATTAAGATGGATGAACAAAAATGGGCTTACTGTTTCGGAGCTAATAGGCCAAAATGATTCACCTGGATACAAAGGCGGCCATGTTTTAAGAATTGCTACAAAAGACCAAGGTTCGGAATGGTTTGCCTCTCTGCATGAGGACCAGCGGAAACAATTGATACTTGTTTTGGCAAATAATGGTTACATTGATCCATCTGATTTATACACGGAAGACAAGCCTCAAACAAATGCTATGCTAGATGCTTTAATGAGAGGAGAACTTAGTGCTGTAAACAATGTTAAAAATTTGGATTCAGTAAGTGGTTATAGAGCAGGAACATTAAATTCAACCCTAGAAGCATATGGCAGAAGTGTAGTGGACTTTGGAGCAAAATCTAGAATAAAAGTATCTGGTGATAGAGCAATTATGACAGAAGAACAGTATAACACTATCAAAGACAGGGCTCGCCAGATTCCTGCTGAAGATATGATTAAATCAGTAAATAGTACTGTTCAGGAAATGATAAGTTTAACAAGATACGAAATAGGTATTGAAAAGAAAATGTTAAGCGTTGCTTAATTGGAGAAGATTTTGAGTTGGAAAAAATATTTTACACCTGTACCAACAGGTAATTCGTCAGGAAGTTACAGCCCGATAGGAAATGGCAGTCAGCCAGGCCCGGCACGTAGCAATTATTCATCATTCTTACCAGATGTTTATGCTGGTACACCAAATCGTGTTGAACGATACATGCAGTATAACACGATGGATATGGACAGTGAGGTAAATGCCGCACTAGACATTTTAGCAGAATTTTGTACACAACAGAACAAAGAAAACAATACTACTTTCCAAATTTACTTCAAAAACGATCCAACTCAAACTGAAGTAAAACTATTAAAAGAAGGTCTTCAAAAGTGGTACAGATCAAATAAATTTGAAACACGTATGTTTAGAGTAGTAAGAAACTGCTTTAAATATGGCGACGAGTTTTTCCTAAGAGATCCCGAGACTGGAAAACTATTCCATATCGATCCATCAAAAGTTACAAAGATTATTGTAAATGAATCTGAAGGTAAAAAGCCTGAACAGTATATTATCAAAGATTTAAATTTCAATTTTAGAAATCTTGTAGCAACTTCTATTCATCCTGATAATCACAACTCACCTGCCGGTACTGGCAGTTATGTCAGTGGTGGTGCGCTTGGAAGAGGCATGGTTGGTTCTTCTCCACAGTCTACGGGATCTCGCTTTTCTACAGAACAAAATGAAACAGCAGTTGATGCTGAACACGTTGTTCATTTAAGTTTATCAGAAGGATTAGACAATAACTATCCTTTTGGTAATTCCTTATTAGAGTCAGTTTTTAAAGTTTACAAACAAAAAGAATTGCTTGAAGATGCTATTATTATCTATCGTGTACAAAGAGCACCTGAGCGTAGAGTGTTTTATGTTGACGTTGGTAATATGCCAGCACACATGGCTATGAGCTTTGTTGAACGTGTTAAAAACGAAATTAATCAAAGACGTATTCCAAGTAATACAGGCGGTGGAGCAAATGTAATTGACGCTAGTTATAATCCACTTAGTATTTCAGAGGACTATTTCTTTCCACAAACTGCTGAAGGTAGAGGATCTAAAGTCGACACATTACCGGGTGGTACTAACCTAGGTGAAATTGATGACCTACGTTACTTTACTAATAAACTTTTCCGTGCTTTGAGAATTCCAAGTTCTTATTTGCCAACTATGCCAGACGACAGTCCAGCACAGTTTAATGACGGTAAAGTTGGTACAGCGTACATACAAGAGTTACGTTTTAATGAGTATTGTAAAAGACTACAAAAACTTATTATCACAGAACTTGACCACGAATTTAAACGTTATCTTATCAAACAAGGTGTTAACATTGACAATAGTTTGTTTGAAATTACGTTTAATGCTCCTCAAAACTTTGCTTCTTATAGACAAGCAGAGCTAGATAATAACAGAGTACAAACATTTGCCGCACTACAAGAAGTTCCATACATGAGCAAACGCTTTGCTCTAAAACGTTTCTTAGGTCTTTCACAAGAAGAAGTTACTGAAAACGAATTGATGTGGAAAGAAGAAAACGGTACTAAGATTGCTCAAGAAGCTGAAGCATCAGCACAGATGAGAAGTGTTGGTGTAAGTCCAAACGATATATCAGCAGAAGCAGGCGCACAAGAAACCGAAGCACCTGATGATATGGCGGCCGCGGCCGCAGGTGATACACCTGATGTATCAGCAACCGATACACCTGATACAGGCGCAGGAGTATAAATAGTACTATGAACTTGATGGAATTCTTTTATTTTGACGATAAGAAAATGGATTACGCTAATGATGAGCGTTATTCAAATGAGCGCGACATTAACGTTGTTGAAAAAAACGACTCAAGAAAAGTGCGCCTAACACTTCGTCAAATCAATCAACTTCGCAAAAACAGCGAAGCACACGAGTTTGAAAAAGCGGCCGAACTAGAATTTATACAGGGTATGTATGGACAACCAACCGCAGAAGAACTCGCCGCACAACAATAATCTCAACGTAGCATTTGTTTTAGGTAACGGTACTAGTCGTAAATTGATAGATATGCGACAACTACAACGCTATGGAAAAATTTATGCTTGTAACGCAGTCTATAGAGAATTTACACCAGATTATCTAATAGCAGTTGATGCTAAAATGGTAAAAGAAATTGTACAAAAAGGGTGGCATTTACGCAATCAAGTATGGACAAACCCTAATAAAGATGTACGTACAATACAAGGTTTACACTTCTTTAATCCACATAAAGGATGGTCAAGCGGACCTACGGCACTATGGCTAGCAAGTCAGCATGGGTATGACGCCATTTATATAATTGGTTTTGATTATCAGGGGTTAAACGGAAAGGTAAATAACATTTACGCAGATACGCCTAATTATAAGCGTAGCACTGATCAGGCAACATACTTCGGTAATTGGGCTAACCAAACCGAAAAAATACTAAGGGAATTTACAGGCCAACGATACTACAGAGTGTGTCATAAAGAAGTTTTTACACCAGATAACGTACAACGTGTAACAAATAACTTTAGCCACTTATATTTTGAAGAATTTGAAGAGAAATTCCCTGGTACGGTATTTAAATAGGCAGAATTCTTCAAAAAAACACCATTTAATGGGTAATGTACAACTATTATGTAAATACTAGTTGACAGCTTACCAATTTCAGGAGGATTACTATGTCAGAACAAAATTCAAAAATCGCTGAAATGCTTGATCATTTAGTAAATGATGACACAGCAAAAGCGGAAGAACTATTCCACGAGTACGTGGTAGAAAAATCAAGAGATATTTACGAAGGTCTTATTGAAGACGAAGTCGATGAAGCCACTAAGGACGAAGACGAGTCTGTAGAAGAAGCTTCAGAAGAAGATACAGATGACGAAGCAGTAGACGAAGCATCAGACAACGATGACGAAGATGCTGTTGAAGAGTCAGCAGACGCAGACGACGAAGAAGTTGAAGAAGGCTTTGACGAAGTTGAAATGGAAGCAGACGACGAGGACGAAGGCGACGCTACAGACGATATGATGGGCGACGTTGAAGAGCCAGAAGGCGAAGAATCTGAAGACGACGGTGAGCCAGCAGATAAAGGCGACATCATGGATCTTAAAGATGCTATCGCAGATCTAGAAGCTGCATTTAAAGAGTACGCTGACGGAGAAGAAGGTGCTGAAGAGCCAGAAATGGATGACATGGAAGCTATTCAACCAGAATTTGAATCAGAAGAAGGTGCTGAAGACTTAGAAACAGTACGTGAATACGTTGAAAAAGTAGACGGTCACGGTGCTGAGAAAAAAGGCAAAGCAGAAACAGCTGATAACAAAGCATCACCAGTAGCAAAACCAAACAATATGGGCGGAACTACTGCTAACATCGCAAAAGGCGGCGAAGGCGGCGGATCTGAAACAGGTTTAACTGGCAAAGCAAAAGATATGAATATCGGACACATCAACAAAGTTGGTGGATCTAAAGAGTCAGAGCGCATGAGCAAAGACGGATCAGGTCACGGTGCTGAAAAGAAAGGCGCTGGTGAAGGATCTGCTGATGCTACTAGCGTAATTGGCAGTAAGTAAACTAATCGGAGCCCAGTAGGTGAAAAATACTTTAACAGAACATTTAAGTTTTGACCAAGCTCAGTTAC